GGTACGGTATAGCAGCTCGTCCAAGTATAAGTTATCCCCGTGTTGGTAGACTGCCACAAGGGCGCTGGGGTCGTTCGTGTAACCGAAATCGAGGCCATATGAAATTAGTTTTGCTTCTTGTGGGATTTCAGATGTTCCGAATTGAAAGATAGTAGCACGGCTCATACCACGCTCACCAAGACCGTAGATACGCCAATAGTCCTCGTCTGTTTCTTTTAGGCGTTCGATTTCATTCTTAATCTGCTCATCAAGGAACGGGTTATCCCGGTAGGTAGTTTGGTAAAAGTCGCAATCCTCACGTGGTATTACCCGGTCATAAATCCAATGGAAAGATTCAGACGGGTTGTAGTCAAGAATTATACGACCATCGGTACGAAAGATAAGCTGCTGCCAATCTTCGTAAAACAATTCGTTTGCCTCGTTAATGTAAAGCAGGTTCCGTTTACGTCCCCGAATCTTTTGCGGTTGGTCAAGGGAAATAAACTCAACAAGGTTACCGTTAAGGTGGTACTCGTGGCTGGACTTGTTGTGGAACTCCTCCCGGTACAGGTCGTGGTTCCGGAGAATATCAAAGAAGTCCCGCATAACCGAAGCACGAAGCGAAGGGAACGACTTACGGCAAATGGTTATCGTTTTATCCGTATTGCGTTCGGTGTAATAGAAAATAAGCCAGAGCAGGATATTATACGTTTTCCCACTCCGTGTACCGCCCTGCTCAACGATAATACGCTTATCGCTTTTGATTAGGTGGTTAAATACCTTATTGGTCTGTATCGTTGCCAAGAACTTCTATTTGAAACATCTTGCCCGTAGATACGTCCAACTCCTGGCGTTCTACATAACCCCGCTTCTTACCTTTTGTTTTTAAGAAAAAGATTGTTGCGGTTGAATTGCCGTCCTTGATTTGCTTGTGCAGTTGGCTTTCTGCAAAGTCAAGCGCAACGTCTGATAGTGATTCGACTGCTGCTTTGTATTCGGGGTCGCTATCCATCCAAAGGTAATGCGTAGTTCTCCCAATGCCTACCGTCTTGCAGGCCGAGGTTACAACTCCAAGCGATTTTTCTAATGCATCGAGCATTGCCTTTTTATGCTGTTCAGTCCTGTCCATATAACTTTCCGTTTATTTTGATTTCAAGGGATGGGTCGAGCTTGTGCATTCGGTCTACAATTACTTGGCAATACTTCGGGTCAAGTTCCATACCAAAGCATTTGCGGTTGAGTTGGTGTGCTGCTACCATCGTAGAGCCGCTACCGAGAAAAATATCTACAACTAAATCATTCTTATCACTTGAGTTGGTTATTGCCTTTTCAGATAATGATATTGGTTTTTGAGTGGGGTGCTGATAATCAAGTCCACTATCTCTTGTTAAATCCCAAACGGCACTCTCTCGTTTACCATTTAAAGTTTTTCTCCCATAGTGACAGAACAATGCCATTTCGTAATTGACAACATAATCACCACTTAAATCACCCATCGCTCCTGACTTCTTGCTCCAAATGATTGTACTCTTGTAGTACTCATTGAATTTATCACGCCAAATTGGATATACTTGATGCGATGTCCAAACGTACCAATGTATATTGTTTTTTGATAATAAAATAATTGACGGCAATATATCCAAAATAACATTGTCGTTTTTAATTTCATCAAAACGCTCTCGTTCTTTTGATGCCCAATTACTCTTATATGAAATTCCATAAGGTGGGTCGGTGAATACCATATCCGCCTTCTCCCCATTCATCAGCCGAGCCACTTGGTCGCTATCGGTAGAATCCCCGCATAGCAATCGGTGTTGGCCTATCTCGATAAGGTCGCCAAGTACGATGTCTGTTTTTATTTCGGATGGTGCTTCGTAGTCATCCTCCTCTGCTTCGAGTACGGGCGTATTGTCAAATGGCAATTCAAGACCCCAGTCCTGCAATAACTCGGCATCCCATTCATTCGCTAAAATATCCCAATCCCATTCACCGAATCCCACGTTGTCTTTGATTATGAACTCCGCCTGTTGCTCTGGCGTTAGGTTATCGGCAATAACAATAGGCACCTCTGTAAGCCCAGCGGCTTTGCACGCCTTTAAGCGCATATTACCTCCGAGTACAACCATATCCGCATCCACAACAATAGGACGCAGGTTTAGCATTTCGGGGAACTCTTGGATTGACTTTACCAGCTTCTTGAATTTATCGTCTTTGATAATTCGTGGGTTGCTCGTATTGGGAACCACTTGGGTAATTGGTACTATTTGCATAAGCGTTCTAATCTAATGTCGTTAAAATCGTGGATATTAAAATTGGTAGTCATATCCTCGTGAAGGGCTAAGGCAATATCCCCAGCTTTGTTTGGGTTTTCGTGTAGGTATTTAATTGCCTTATTCCAATCCCCGTTATGCTTTACTGCAATACAGTTCTTTTGTGTTAGGTGTTTTGCGTATGGTGCTACATCACTTACAATTAACGCACAACCGGCGAACCCTGCTTCTACCATCTTCAAATTAGATTTGCATCGGTTAAACTCACTTGGGAGAAGTGGGGCCAGGGCAACGTCAAACGCTTGGTATAGTTTTCCGTATTCGTTGGGTGATTGTGTTTCTAATGCGAATCTTGCTTTAGCTGCTTGTGGGTATCCACCAATGTCCGCAACATAGGATTCGTAAGGTGAAAGGTCAATCTTGTTTTGTACAAGGTCTGGAAGGTGTGATATGCCGGCCACGTAACCAAATCGTACCTCGTCTGCTTCTTGGCGGGTAATCTGCCATTGCGGGTCTGATGGGTCTAATCCGTTTGGGATGATGTGTACGTTACGGTTTACCTTCTTGATTTTATCGGCTAAATACTTTTGGGTAGTCCAGACCTCATCTGCAAAGTACATTGAGTTTACAATACGTCCTGAGAGGTTTGCTTTATCGTATGTTGCTTTTGATGGGTGGTCTAATGCTAGGTGCCACCAATCGTCATTGTCGATGATTACTTTTTTGCCTGTTGCTTTACAAATCGCAAAGAAGTTGGCAAAGGATTCCCCGGTGAACGGAAGCGCACGAGAAAAGATAACGTGCGTGACTCCTTCCCAATCGGCTTCGGGGATTGGTTGCTTGTAGTTGATTATCTGAAAGCCCAAAAGCCCTTTCTCCTTGAGTAGAGTGAAGGGCTTGTAGATGCGGTGGTACACCACCCCGGAGTCCGGGTCACCAATACATAATACTTTCATCGTAGGTAGTTGTAGTAACAAAGATAGGCATCGAGTGTCTTGGTATTCCATTTTGCCATCTGCTGAGCGAATAGCCCATCTGCCTCGTATTCGTTGCCGAATCTAACTTCCCCGATTGCATCGCACCGAACCATAAACGATGCCGTGTCTACCGTACCCACTCGTGGCTCTTTTGTTGGGTGGAGTCTTGGTTGGCCGTTCTTGAATACCTGTCCCCAAGTGATGAACGGATATGATTCGTTTTTAACGCCTTCGTACCAATCAGGGTGAATTATATTGTCATCATCAAGAAAGTAGATGTAATCGCCTCTCTTGGCCTTTAGCGCAAGGATAAACTCCATTCCTACATTCCTTAGCGGGTGTCCCCAACTACCGGAGACGTTAGGACGCAAGTAAGTAATTCCATTTGGGAAATGTCCTGTTGCTTTCTCGTCAACGACTACCGTCCACGTGCAATCCTCCGGGATGGTTGCCTTGATTGTTGAAAGGTTCTCCGGTCGGGAACACGGTGTAATGATGTGAATCATTTGTTCAGCTTTTTTAGGTGTACGGCTTTCAGGAAATCTTTTGATAACTCAACACCAAAGTCGGCTTCGTGGTGACATTCCCGGCATAGCGCCATTAAGTTCTCTGGCGTGTCCATAAGTTTACTGCCTCCCATACCACGAGGTTCAATATGATGGATGTCTACGGCTCTACGATTGCACACCTCGCAGCAAATAAAATCGGTATCCGTGTACCCCATCGCCTCAATGTAAACTTTTGTATGTTTTTTCAATTACTTTATAGTTTTTATATTCACCTGATTTTTTTAAGTCCCTAACAATAACCTTGTAACTTCCACCTACGGAATCAACAAACTCTTTTGCCGACATAAACACTTCAGTCCCGTCTTCATTACTTATTGTGTATGACATCCTTCCGAGTTTGCCATTACTTTGAGCGTGAATAGAGTTCTCGGAAGCTGTTACCCATTCCAGGTTATCTACGTTGTTATCCTTCTTGTTTAGGTTCTTGTGGTTTACAAATGGCTTGTTTTCTGGGTTTGGTATAAAGATTTCAGCAACAAGCCTGTGAACTCTCCTTCTAAACTTTATAGTTGGGTTTACCGACATATATCCATCTTTGGTGTTTTGAAGGTTTAGTATTTTATACTTCTCGCATCTTGGGTCTTTGTTAACCCTGCGAACCCTTCCCTTGTTACTGCACTCATATTTACCATTGAGCCCAGGTATATCTTTCCATATTTCTTCCATACACAAGTAACGCAGATTGCTGCATTTGTTACGTTCTGCTAAATTCCAAAGCAGACAATCCCATTGCCTTCAGGTAAACCTTAGTGTGATTCTTCATAATGCTCTCCGGTGTTTCCGTTCTGCCCAATGATATTCATTCGCTTGTTGAGTTCCTCTTCCTCGTCCTGCCATCGGGGTTGGTTATCCGACTTCTTGTCAACAAACCTTACCCACATCTTCGCAGCAACTGCTCTGCGTTGTGGCTTGAAGGGATAGATGGACTTTAACTGAGCCATTGCTATCCGCATAAATTGGTCTTTCATTTCTCTTTGGTGTTAAAGTGTTCATTCAATAGTTCTGCTAATTCGTATCCATCTTCACCAACG